TTACGAGATCATAGTTAACTACCGATGTTGAAGAAAAATCATATAGATCATTTAATCTCATTTGGTATCTTACATCAAATAAATTAAGAGTACCTTTACTTGAAAAAGGAAAAATATTTGTAACTGCTATAACAGTTTCAGGAACAACTATAAAATTTTGACTTTCTTTCCAAGAAGTAGTTACTCCTTCTTTAGTTATAGATTCACTTGCATTAGTAGTAACTCTGTCATAATCTGCTTGTGTATATTGATACTTTAAATATGTTCTTCTAATAGCGTCATAATGATATTGAGAATAAAACTGTAAAGCTTCATCTAGTCTATCTTCTAGTTGATCATTGTCAACGTTAATTTCTATAACAGGTTGACCTAGTGCTCTTAAAGCATAGTCTTTTAATGTTTCTCTAGTTGTTGGTTGTGCCATAATTCTATTTATCCTCTAATTAACTTGTCGTTCCATACATAGTTTTTAATACAGTACCACTTGAATTTTTAATTACAATACTTGTTGAGTTACTAACTCCGCTAGACAATGTTAAGGCACCATTTGTGATAGATATTCCACCACTAAATGTTGCAGCCCCATTATCTGACATATCTAAAGTTAATGCTGTAACTGATGAACCACCATCATTACCTCTGAATGATATATCTTTATCTTGTATAGCAGCGTCTATATTGAAATGTCCAGAGTTGTTTCCAAATGAACCAAATTTTGTTCCATCGTCTTTTAAATTAATATTACCAACACTACCATAGTCTAAATTAATTGAACTTGTAGCGTCTATAATAGCATTACCACTTGAAGCAATAGTTAAATTTGTTCCATCACCTAAAATGTTTTCTCCAGCGTCACCAAATATTACTTTTTTATTGTTTGATAAAGTTACATCATCAACAACTCTTAAACTACCTGATACTTTAACATCACCTTTTAAGTAAAGATCATCTTCTCCACTAGCCTGACTGTTAACATCGGACCACGAAACACTTCTACCTATTGCAAAACCTTTACCACCATTACCACCTACAAATACTTGTTGACCTCGTAAAGACATTGAACCGTGTCCTTGACCGCCTTCCGATCCTGCTGAAAATCCTTCAACGCCTCCATTTCTAATATAGAGTCTAGCTCCATTGGAACTACCGTCAATTTGCAAATTTGAGGTGCCTGTATTAATAATACTTTTTGATCCGCTATTTAATTCTGTATCGCCTGTCTCTATCTTACCAGTAGCTTTGATACCACCAACTACATCTAATGCTACGCTTGGAGATGTTTGATTAATACCAACTCTATCGTTTGTTGTATCTATAGTCAAAGGCGCAATGGCACCTGTTGAACCAGTGTAACCAATCGCACCTGCTGAACCTGTAAATCCACCTGTAAGTGGTTGTAAAGCCCATGCCTCACCATTCCACTTCCAAGTACGAGTACCTAGATTGTAAGAATCGTTGAGTGATGGTCCACTCGGAAAGTTTATAGTCGGCATGTTATAATTTTGTTAACCTTTAGTTGATCTCTCACCATATTTATAATATTTATAACAGATATTAAGAGCTTATTTTCCATAAAAAAACCCCTGGAACTTTCATTCCAGGGGTTAATCTTTTTGATTAAACTACTTAAATTAAAGATTATGCTTTTAGAATCTTTAAAGTGTGAGTTGCTTGAGTTGTAGCAGAACCTGCTGGAAACTCTTGCGCTCTGTAGTCATCACCAACTTGTCTAGTTTGGTAGTTTGTTCCGTTCAAAACGGTGTTAGCCATTCCTGAACCTCTTGTCGTACCAGAACCATTAAAGTTGTAACGTATTGAATAACCGTCAGAGGAATTAGCTGCAGTTTCTCTAATCCATCCTTGTAACAAAGTGTTAAAGTTTGAAGTAGTTACTTGCTGTAGGTTATTTCCTGAGACAATAGTCAAAGGTTGTTCGTATGATGATGTAGCACCATTTACACGTTGTAAATAGTAACTTGTAATCGTAGTTGGATTGTCCTGAGCGTGATCACCGATTGATCCTGACGCATAAGAACCAGTGTTGGCTCTTGTGTCAATAAAGATCGGTGTATTACTTCCAGAAACTTCAGTTGATCCCGACACACTTGAAGATGTAGATATATGATATGTTCCACCTTGTTGTGAAGTCGTTGTACTTGCTGTCAATAAATCAATTGCAGGATGAAGGAACGTGTCCTTAATGTCTGCAATAGGCATAGCACGAAGATTACCACCACTTGTCTCGTAGTAGATCGGCCATGTTGTGCCTGTGTCAGTTGTTTTCGTTACCGATTGAACTGTTTGAGTTATTTTATCATAGTTAACTGTTACCGTTTGTGGGTCTTGTGTCGTTCCTTGTGAAGGGAAAGAACTGTTACTATTAGAAATAGCTCCAGCCTGTAATCTAGTATCACTTAATGATCCTAGAGTACCGCTACTACCAACAACAGATAAAGCTACAGAGGGACTTTGAGAATATTGATAAACAATATTCAATATTAAAGCGTCCATCTGACCTGAAGTCATCTCAACCAAGTTATTCCCAGAGTATATTAAGGGGTTTCTTGTTGCCATGTTATATTTCTCCTATTATTCTTCAGTTATGCCTATGAAGCATTACCTATGATTGTTTTTAATGTAGTACCACTACTGTTTTTAATCAGTAATGTTACAGCAGCTGAAAAATTACTTGAGTCAACTGTTGCCACTTGTGCGCCTTGAGAACCTGAGAACCCGATAACACCTTGGTCACCTTTTGATCCTGAGAATCCTATAACACCTTGATTACCTGTATCACCTTTAGATCCAGTAAAACCAACAACACCTTGGTTACTTAATTCAACCCATTGAACTGAATTACCATCGTTGTAGTAGAAGTACTGTACGCCTGTATTAGCGTCAACCCAAATATCACCTTCACCAACACCACTTGATGGTGGAGCTACTGAAGTTGTAATATCTAAATTACCTTCTGATCCTGCGAAACCTTTAGAGCCCGTAAAACCAATATCGCCTTTAGAACCTGAGAAACCAATGTCTCCTTTAGATCCTGAATAACCAATATCACCTTTAGAACCGCCAAAGCCTTTTGATCCTGTGAAACCAATGTCTCCTTTAGAACCTGAGAAACCAATGTCTCCTTTAGATCCTGTGAAGCCTTTTGATCCTGTAAAACCAATTACACCTTGTGAACCAGTAAAACCAATTATACCTTGATCGCCTTTAGATCCTGTAAAACCAATGATACCTTGATCACCTTTAGAACCAGTAAAACCAATTACACCTTGTGAACCTGTGAAACCAATGTCTCCTTTAGATCCTGTGAAACCAATTGTACCAGAAAGATCGGATACAAAACTGTAGTTTGATCCATTCCATAGGTATAATCTAGAATTTTCGGCGTCTGTTAAAGAGCCGTTTTCAATTATTGCAAATTCACCAGTTGCTATGCCTGATGGACTTGTGTCTGCTGATAGTGCAGAAACGCTTGTATAAGTTTTAGTAATTCTAAAACCTTGACCCGTGTTTCCTTTTGAACCTGTATAACCAATATCACCTTTAGAACCGGAGTAACCGATTGATCCAGTGAAACCTGCTGTTAAAGGCTGAAGTGCCCACCCATTACCGTTCCATTTCCACTGACGTGTGCCAAGTGTGTAAAGATCGTTTAATGAGGGACTATTTGGAAAATTAATTGCCATTTTGCTTGTCTCCTAATTATTGTTAAATTTAACTTATCACTTTCTGTCATGTTCTGTCTCTTGCAAGAAAAGAAACTATCTTTTCTATCTCTATTTATAATATATACACTCTCATTAATGATATTAAATCAAGTGTTTCAAAACTTTTTTTCTTATACGATAGTAATTGTTCCTAACATTGAACTATGCGATGAACATTGATAGTATAATGTCGCAGGTGCGTTCATAGGAATATGAAAAACAATTATTCCTGAAGGACCTGAAGCGTTATTATCTGTAACGCCTGTGTTATACGCACTACCACCGGCAGTTGATCGTATTTCAAAAGGGTGACCACTACTTGTATTTCTAAAGTAATATGTCTGGCCTTTTTTTAAAAATATTGTAGGGTTGTCACCACTAGTACCCGCTGGAAAGCCTGCACCGTCAAATCTATATGCACTAGAACCGTTAGCTGTTAGTACAAATTGAGATATAGGCGTTACACTTTGTATCCAACCGGCAGTTTCATAAACTAAAGTTTGACCTCTAGTTGGAGCCGTAACTGTTACATCTGATAAATCATTAATAGCTCCTACTGCTCCTTGTGAACCTGTAAATCCTACTACACCTTGGTTACTTAATTCTACCCATTGATTACTGTTACCATCGTACATCCAGAAATATTGAATTCCTGTTGCGTCATCAATCCAAACGTCACCAATACCAGCACCAACCGGTGGTGTTGAGTTTACTGTTACGTCTAAATTTCCCTCTGATCCTACATAACCTACAGTACCTTGTGTACCTCGTGAACCTGTATATCCAACTCCTTCTGATCCTGAATATCCTAAATTACCTTGATCACCTTTTGATCCTGAATATCCTAAATTACCTTGATCGCCTTTTGATCCTGAATATCCTAAATTACCTTGATCACCTTTTGATCCTGAATATCCTAAACCACCTGTTGTACCTGTATCTCCTTTTGATCCTGAAAATCCTACTGTACCTGTTGTACCTGCTGTACCTCTTGATCCTGAATATCCTACACCTGCTGAACCTGAATATCCTAAACCACCTGTTGTACCTGTATCTCCTTTTGATCCTGAATATCCTAAATTACCTTGATCACCTTTTGATCCTGAATATCCTAAATTACCTTGATCACCTTTTGATCCTGAAAATCCTACTGTACCTGCTGAACCTGTAAAACCAATTGCACCGGCAGAACCAGTGTAACCTGCTCCACCACCAACACTGAATAAAGTCCAGTTGGCGTTGGCGTTTGGTACAGCGCCGGTAATATTACTACGAGTCTCTGAGCCTATAAGTTTGTAAGTATAATATTTGTCAGATACATATGTTGTAGAGCCATTAGTATATCCGGTTTTAACGTATACTAACATACCTTCCTGGATTCTAGCACCTGGAATATTATGCAACTGATCGTTAGCAGCACCAGATATACTTTGAAGTGTTCCTCTTACCTCTGTGTCTAATACGATAGGCGCATTAGTGCCGGTACTCCAAGTACCTGGCCAAACGTTTCGGGTTAATCCATCGTAGTTAGTAGCCATCTATTAACTTATCTCCACATATGTTGTTCCTGGTTGTAAAGTAAATCCGTAAATATGATAACTTTCGGAAGTTAAACCAGAAGGTGGTGAATCAGGAATTAAAGAAATTGTTCCACCATCTGTAGTAGAAACATCACTTAATAAACCTGCACTAGCACCTGTTTTAAATGTTGTTGGTTGACTTGCAGTATTCCTAACAGCAAACCAAAATGCTCTAGGATTAGAATCTGAATTATTAACTGATTGAACACTAAAATTTTTAGTTTGATCAGATAATTGATTCACTGCTGATTCAAAACCTGTAGATTGAGAATCATTTATTATATTGGCCAAAGATGGAGTAGAACCTACTCCTGCTGTCCAAATCCAGAAAGACGGATATGAAAATGAAGCAGATACGTTGCTTGTTGTTGTAGACTGATCTACCGTATATGAGGTACCTGTTACATTGACAGGTCTAGTAAACGTTGTAGTGTTACTAACCGTTCTTGTATCGCTTGTATTGTTTTTGTGTATAGGTGATGTAAAGGTAAATGTTCCACTTACAGACCCGCTTCCTGAAGTCGTACTTAAAGAACCACCACTTGCTGTAAGAGCATGTGAAGTGTTACTTGAAGAATTAATATTATTTACACTTGTGTTGTACGATGTACTAGTGTAAGTTTTTAAAAAAGTTTTACCACTAACATTTGATTTAGATAAACTATGAGAGGCAGTTGCCCAACTCAAAGACATGTTTGAATTTGAATCTGTATATTCTGATTCTGAACCATTGTTACGATTGTATCTAACTACAGCACTTGCTGAACCACCACTACGACTAGTAGATGTTGATCTGATATATGAAGTAGAATTGTTTGTTGTAAAACTTTGTGACCAATCTACACCTCCTTCTGGTGTTTGTGAATAACTACCTGCTGAATAATTACTTAAAGTACCGTTAACACTTCCACCTGATTGAGTGATAGAGTAAACTGAACTTATATAATCATTTGTAATATCGCTAGGGTTATTTATTGATACAGAAAATCCTGTTGCTGGTCTATCCCAATCTAGATAACTTGATGGACTAGGTGATGAAGAAAAAGTAGGAGTAAATGTTGCTAAAGTTAATCTTAATAAGTCAGATGAAAACTCTGCCGTTCTAACTGTTTTTGTTGAACCACCTTCTAAATATCCTGTAAGTGTTCTATAATCTCCTGAAGTTGTAAATACAAATGGAGAATCTGAACCTGATCCTGCTGAACCAGTGAAACCAACAGTACCAACTGAACCTGAAAATCCTGTTCCTGTATCTCCTTTTGATCCTGAATAACCTGCACCATCGGCACCTGAAGCACCTCTTGATCCTGAATATCCTAAACCACCGGCTGAACCTGCTGAACCTGAATATCCTAAACCACCTGCTGTACCTGTATCTCCTTTTGATCCTGAATATCCTAAACCACCGGTTGAGCCTGCTGAACCTGAAAATCCTACTGTACCTGCTGAACCAGTATAACCACCACCTGGCCCTTGAGCACCTGTATCTCCTTTTGATCCTGAATAACCTGCACCTGTTGAACCTGTGAAACCTACAGAGCCGTCTGAACCATCGTCACCATCTGTACCGGCAGTACCTCTTGATCCTGAATAACCAATAACACCTTGACTACCCGCTGAACCTGAAAATCCTACTGTACCTGCTGTACCTCTTGATCCTGAATATCCTAAACCACCTGTTGTACCTGCTGTACCTCTTGATCCTGAATATCCTAATGAGCCTTGTGAACCTGAAAATCCTACTGTACCCGATGTACCTGTATCTCCTTTTGATCCTGAATATCCTAAACCACCGGTTGAACCTGCTGATCCTGAATAACCTACAGAGCCTGCTGAACCTGAAAATCCTGTTGTACCTGCTGAACCTGTGAAACCTGTTCCTTGTGAACCTGTGTAACCTAAAGTACCTGCTGTACCTTGACTACCTGTGAAACCTGCGCCTTGTGAACCTGTGTAACCTAAACCACCTGAACCTGTATAACCTTGAGAGCCGGCATAACCACCACCAGGACCGGCAGCACCTGTAGCACCGGCAGAACCAGTGAAACCTGCTGTTCCAGCGGAACCTGAATAACCTATACGTCCTAGACCTACTCGGACCGATGGACTCTTAATTACTGGCATTGTGCGATACTATTTCCCCTCATATATGTCCAAGCATTGACATTTATTTGTTTTTGTGTTACTGTATATTTATAAATAAACTGTAGTGAATTAAAAATAAAATTGATACTAATAATATGACAACCATAGCATTTTTAGATATAATAGGGTTACCATACGATGGAGATACTTTAAAGAAAAGAGGTCTCGGTGGATCCGAATCAGCGACAATATTAATGGCTAAAAACCTTGCCAAACTAGGTTTTAAAGTAACAATCTTCAATAACTGTTCAAAAGATCCTAATCTTGCAAAAGAAGGAAACTATGATGGTGTTCAATATCTAGACAACTCTATACTTGATTATAAGAGTGATTTTAAATTTGATGTTGTAATATCATTAAGAACAATAATTCCTTTCTTAACACCTAACATGTATAATCAGTTTGCTCAATACAATCCTCAAAGATATTCTGCAATAAAAAATTATGCAAAACATAAAATAGTATGGATGCACGATACGTTTGCAAACGGAGATATTTATTTGGAAGACTTGGTTGTAGGTGGACATATAGATGAAGTATTTACTCTATCTGATTTTCACTCAACTTATGTAACTAACTGTGATCATGGTAAAAGAAGAAATTTTGAAGTTTTAAAAAAGAAATTCTTTCAAACTAGAAATGGAATAGTAACTTATAAAAATGATGTTGACATAAGAAAAAAAGATCCTCATCTATACGTTTTTAATGCAGCTTTCACGAAAGGTATGGCACCTCTAGTTAACGATATATGGCCAAAAATTAAGGCAAAGATACCAGAGGCAAAATTAATATGCATTGGTGGATTTTATGTTTTTCCAGGCAAAAAGATGGATGCTCAAGGAGAAGAATGGACTAAAATGTCTAGTGATCCTAAAAACAAAATGCTTGGTATAGAATTTACAGGTATTATTAAACAATCAGAAATAGCAGAAATATTAGAAAGAGCAAGTTTTAAATTATTTCCAGGTGCCTTTCCTGAAACATTTGGCATATCAACTTTAGAAGCATTAGCATATAATACTCCTGTAATCGCCACACGTTTTGGTGCTTTAGAAGAAACAGCAGTACAAGAAGCTTGTTATCTTATAGATTATGCAATTGAACCAAACAATTTATTTCAATTTATTAATCAACCACATCAAGTAGAAAAATTTGTCAATGCAGTTTTGATGTCTCATCATAATAGATATTTACATCAACAAAAACAATATGCTTGTAATCTTATAAAAGGTATTGTTGGTTGGGATTCAGTAGCTTTACAATGGAAACAACATATACTTTATAAATTAGGAGATTACTTATCTAAAGAAGAATATAGAAAGGTAAGTTATATAAACTCCAGACATAGAACGGTATTTGGTAGAAGATTTACAAATGAAGAAGAAAATTATTTACCTAGAAAAAAAGAACAAAGAATAGTTATAATCTCACCGACTTATAATTCGGCTAACTATATAGAGAACTGTATTAGATCAGTTGTAACACAAGATTATGATAACTACTTAATGGTAGTAATTGATGATTGTTCCACTGATAATACATATTCAATTGCAAAACAATATGAAAGTGAAAATATTAAAGTAATTAGAAATGAAGTAAACAAAGGTGCTGTTTGTAATCAAATAGAATCTATAAAGAAATATTGTGATAAAGATGATATAGTAATGTTCCTAGATGGCGATGACTCTCTAGTTAATAACAATCAGATACTTCACTTTTATAATAATCTTTATGACGGCACTACAGAATTTTCTTATGGGTCATGTTGGTCTATGGTAGATAAAATACCTTTAGTAGCACAACCTTATCCAGATGAAATAAAAAAACAAAAGAAATACAGAGAATATAAATTTAATTGGAATATGCCATACACACATTTAAGAACTTTCAAAGCAAAACTTTTAGATGGCGTAGATTATAGTAACTTCCAAGACGAAAACAAAAATTGGTACAAAGCTGGTGGCGATGGTTCTATATTTTATACACTCATTGAGCAGTGTGATCCCGACAAGGTAAAAGTAGTATCAGATGTAGTGTATAACTATAACGATATAAATCCACTAAACGACTATAAAATTAACTCTAACGAACAAACAAAAAACGCAAATAGGATAATAACACAATGAAAAAAATACTGATAGCAATACCAACAAACAAGTTTATTGAACCATCAACGTTCAAAGCAATTTATGATTTAAAAGTACCAGAAGGATATACAACTGAATTTCAATTCTTTTTTGGTTATCAAGTAGATCAAATAAGAAATTTAATTGCTGAATGGGGTCAACATTATGATTATTTGTTTTCTGTAGATAGTGATATATCTTTTGCTTCAGATACGTTAGAGAAAATGATCAAACATGACAAAGATATGGTATCAGGTCTTTATATTCAAAGAATACAAGGCACTCATAAACTAGAAATTTATAAAAAAAGACCAGAGGGTGGTGGAAATGAACGTATAACTTTTGAAGAATGTAAAGATACTCCGTTTATAAAAATTGCAGCTTGTGGTTTAGGTTGTGTTCTTATAAAAGGAAAAGTTTTAAAAGATGTAGGTTATCCTCAATTCACTTATCACTCAGCACTTGATCATTCTAATACAATATCCGAAGATGTTGATTTCTGTAGAAAAGCAGGCAATCTAGGTTTTGAATTATGGGCAGATACAACAATACGTTGTGATCATACAGGTGATAGTACTTTCACAGTAGGTCAAATTAATAAAGGTGTTGATATGTTTGCTGTAGAGCAGGCACCAATGACACCAATGACAGGTACTATGACAGTTGAAGAACCTTTTGATAAAACTGCTAAAGATGTTGCTAGAACAGCACCAGGTATTGATCCTGTAACTGGAAAGTATTCATTAGAAGTAAATGAAGGAGATATTTTCACTGGCGATAGTATAGAGTATGGAAGTTTAGCTACAGCTGTAAAAATGTTAAGAAATCCTATAGGTGTAAGTATGGAGATTGGTGTTAGATTAGGTTTAGGAAGTAAAACTATTATGGACGCATACAGACATTATCACCCAACTGTTAGAGCTAATCATTTAGGTGTAGATCCATATGGTAATATTGACTATGCAGCTTCCGAAGGTGTTTTAAAAAAATTCAACTATGATAATAAAATGAGACAAAAAGCACTAGGTAACTTTGCTCAATATTATCCAGAGTTTCATTTAATTAATTTAGAAGATACAGAGTTTATGAATAGATTCAAAGATGGTTTTCCTATCTACGAAGAAAATAAAATCATGTTAGACAAATATGAAATGATACACTTTGATGGTCCTCACGATACTGCTAGTGTAATAAAAGAAGCTGTTTTCTTCAATGAAAGAAAAGCCGATCAAACAATTTGGGTTTTTGACGATATATCTGGTTTAAATTGGAATATGTTACTTCAATTTATGACTAAAGCTGGTTTTGGTCTAGCACAAAAAGGCGATAACAAAGCAACGTTTGAGTATAATAAAACTCCTGTTAAATCTTAAAAAGAAAGAACTACAGAGGGAGTTACAATAACAATTCCCTCTAGTAAACGAGTTACAGTACTATCCGAATGAGTAGCAACTACGTCAAATACGTGACGACCTGCCTTTAAAGCTTTCGTTTGATCAGCAGTTAAACTTATAGTAACGACACCCTCGGTTGGTTGTGATACTGAACATGTAAAAACTGTTCTAGGATATGTAGAGGAATAACCTTTAGACATTTTAGCAACCATCGTAAATCCAGTAAGATCAAAATCTGTACCATCACTATTAGTTACTTCTAAATCGTATGTAAAATTAGACCCTTGGTCTATAGTTAAGTTTGCTATTCCAGCCATACAGTTATTTATATGACCTCAAGGTTGCCTTTTAATTTAAAATAGTGTATAAATAGATACAATATGAATGTGACACCTTTATTTGCTATTGCTATATTATTACCTAGTCTTACAAATAATCGTTATATACAATATCTTTTACCAATGACTTTTCTGTTAATAAAGGATATTTTCATCGGCTTTCATTCTTTAATGATACCTGTTTATGGGTGTATGTGCTTATTCGTTCTTGCGAGTAAATTTATTAAAAATGAAATCTATGCTACTTTTGTAGGTGTAATGACATGGCATGTTCTTATTAACTATGCTGTCTGGTATAAATCAGGTGGCGATTTATTAACAACGTATATTATGGCTATACCATTTGATTTTAATTTACTGGTTTCAACTTTAATATGTGTAATAATTGGAAAACTATGTATAAAATACTATTATCAATACTTCTTTTCTCTACCGTTGCGTTAGCACATGAGGAAAAACCATCATACTATGACGATGATGGCAACTTGGTCGTCACCCTCCATATTCATGGATTAAGGACTGCTAGCGACCATCAACACAAAACATATTCGTATGACATTATTGGTCCTGAAAATTTAAATGAAAGTACTTCACTTAATATTGTAACTTCAGGTCCTAAAAATCAACTGTCTTCTACATTTACCAGAGGAACAGATTCAGATCATACATTAATAACATTAAATGGTATCGGAATAAAAGATAGATCAACTACCGGTGGTACAGATGATATCGGACAACACGGAACATTAGGCACTTGTGCTATAGAAATCATAAAAGGTCCTATGGGAACAGTTTATGGTGCTGAAGCTATTGGTGGTGTTATCAATATGAAAACCTGTGCTAGTGATGAAAATTCAATTTCATTAGATTATGGTTCTCATAACACATGGAACAAAACAATAAAATTAGGAACATTCCTTGAAGAACACAAAACTATATTAGACTTTAGAATTGAAGATGAGACTAGTGATGGTATCTCTGTTTATCCTCAAGGTGCGGAAAAAGACCCTTATGATAATAGAAGTTACTTTCTTAATACAGAAACTACTTTAGATAATGGTTATACTTTAGGTACCATTTTTATAGACAAACAAAATGATTCTAGTTTAGATAATTCTGGTTCTGATAACTTAGCTTACACTAGTGAGTGGAATTTTAAAAACCAACAAATTAATTACTTTGATAAAGATACTCACTTTACATTTAATAATAGTGATCATAAAAGATCATATCTTAAATCTGGCGACACTGACCTATATGAAAGTAATGTAAAAACTTTTCATGTAGACAATACAAAATCTGTTAATGACAATCTATCATTTACTTCAGGCTTTGACCATGAAATAACAGATGTTAATTTCAACACTAACATTGGTTCTTATGTTCCAAGTGTTAATAAAAAAAGTCACTTACATGGTTACAGTGGAACAATTGACTATTTAATTAATGATACTTTTTTAACTTATGGTATTAGATATGATGATCAATCAAGATTTGGTAGTTTTACTAATCATAGATATGGTTTTGAACATAACGGCATAAGAGGTTCTATATCTACAGGTCATAAAGCACCTACGTTATATGAAATGTATGGTACAAGTGGTTACGGATTTTCAGGTAATGAAAATGCAAAACCTGAAGAAAGTAAATCTTACGAAATAGGATATAAAAAACATTTTGAAGAAACTAATCTTAAATCAATTGATATAGCTATTTTTCAAATTGATATAGAAAATCTTTTAAACTACCAAGACAGTACGATAAAAAATATTAGTGGTACATCTACTCGTCATGGTGCTGAAATGGGATTGACTTATGATATAAACAATTTTATCATAAAGAATAATACAAGTTGGATAGTTTCTGAAGGAAGTAACGGAACATCTTTAACTAGAAAACCAAAATGGATTAATAATACAAGTATCTATACAGAGTACAAAGGTTATAATTTAACATCTAATATAAATTATTATGGAGAACATTTAGATATAGATAGTGTGACTTATGCTACTATTCCTAAATCAGAGGTTACAACAGTAGACTTTGGTGTTTCAAAATATATTGGAGATTATTTAATATACTCTAAACTTAATAATGCTTTTGATGAAAACTATGAAAGACCAGATGGTTATAACCAAGATGGTAGAAACTTTAACTTTGGAATAAAAAAGAACTTTTAACTTTGAACGTGTAAAGTTTTCTTTGCTTTAGGGTGTGCAAATCCTATAGACTTTCTTTTTTCATTAAGTTTGTCGGATTTGTATCTCTCTATCTTATCAATACAATGTTGTTGGAAATTATAACCTAATTCATTGCCTAACTCATATACTTTTATAAATCTTTGAAATCTTATATCAAAGTCTGAATTTTTATTCTTCCATTTAAAACCAAACTCACTATCAAACAACTCTCTATGTTCAAAGTCTAATGGTGTATTTTTAAAGGTCATCATAACATGGTGTGATATACTTATTAAATGTGAATACTTTGCATAGTCTCTTATTAGTTGTAGAGTATCTTCAAACATTTTTTCCGTTTCCGTAGGATAACCTACAATAAGTAAAAACTTCATTGTAATATTTCGTTCACCTAAATTAGTTACAAAGTATTTTATGTCTTCATTGGTAAACTTCTTTTTCATATGATCTCTAACTTCTTCATTACCTGCCTCTATACCCATTTCTAAACCATTACAACCAGAGTTGGCTAAGTTATCAAAGTCCTGTTTAGAGAAAGTTTTTTCTGCTCTAACGATAAACTGTCCTTCCCATTTAATCTTTTTAGGTCTAGTAGCTAACTCAGCACACAAATCCCTAAAGTGTTTCATTGATCCGTTAACTAAAGAGTCTGAAAAATGTATTTTGTTTCCACCTGTAGTTTCTGATACGTGGTGCATTTCGTCTGCTATCTTCTTACCTGTCTTCCATCTAAATTTAGGCCATATACTTGCAACATCACAAAAGGTACAATTTCTAACGCAACCTCTAGAACCAGATATTACAAATTTACGATAGTTATGTTGTTGTATTACGTCTGAATAATCAGGTGGTGGTAATGACTCTATGTCTTCTATTTGTTTTGGTTGTTTTCCGTTAATGCCAGGATAATCAAAATTGTTATTTAAAAATTCTACAAAGGCGTACTCTCCTTCTCCTGTAATATAATATTTTGATGGCCATGCTATATCTACACCCGATCCACCATACAATACATTTTCATATCTTTCACCTAATTTTAAGGCGTCATCTTTTTGTTCATAAGAGAATACAGATATACCTAGCCATCTGAAATCATATTTTGCAATTTCTTTATGAATATTATCTAAAGTATCTAACTGATTGCCATCTATAACTTTGATTTTAAATCCTTGTGTCTCTAAATATCCTTTTAAAAAAGAAGGACCAGGTGCAGGTTTACTTTTATCCATTCCTGGTAGTGAAGTTATAAGAGCGTCATATAACATTAGTAAGGTAGTCCTCCAACAATATGAATACGATTTTCCTTTGAGCAGTTTAATGCTGTATGAAATTTAGTAGTATCTATTACATATGCCTCGCCTGTCGCTGGTATGTGTATTCTATCACTGTCTAATAATAAAAAACAATGATCATTTGTAACAATTGGTATGTGTAATCTTTTTGTTAAATCATTGTGCCAAAGATAACATGCTTTAGGTTTCATTCTCATTAATCTTGTTCTAGTAAGTTTATGTTCTTCCATTATACTATTGATGTAAGGTATATCAAATAATGGAATAGTATATGTGTGTTCGCTACTGTCTATATCATAACCTTTGCCAGCTCCTTCTTCAGGATCCATATCTTTAGAGTGACCTTGCAGATATAACTGTTTGTTATAATCTGGTAAAGATTCCAACTCTTTCTTAATCTTTTCTAAATCATATTGAAATTTAATCATTTAGATAATTTTAATTTGTCTTTCATTTGTAATTTTAGTTTCTTTAACATACGTAGGTCAAACCAACTTGTAGGACCTCGTCTCAATTCTCTTTTTGTCTCTGCTTTAATTACTTTAGTCTTTAAGTCTTTATGTTTTTGTTTTATTGTCATTAGACCTCCATTCTATATCCATTATTTATAAGTGTTATAAATATGCGTATGATGAGATTGAATATAGTGGTGACTAGTAAACCAGGTGACGGATTAATGCATTATAGCTTTGAACAAGTACAATATCTAAATGATCTAGGTATCAACGCAAAACTTATAATTATACCTCACTACAAATTTACCAAGGAAACATACATTGAAGCTTTAACAGAAAAATATATACATATGAAAAATGTATATTTTGATTATGAAGAAGCTGATGTAAATTTAATTATGGGTAGAAGTATGATAACTCTAGCATATAAGAGTATCAAAGATTATGATAAAGATACACAATTAACTTTACGTTTGTTATTTAAGAAACCTCTTATATCAGTATATTCAGAAAACCACCCAAAAGAATATCCTTTAGCACTAGAATTTTTTAAACCAGAAAAAGTAATTGACTTATGCGACCATGAGGTATATGTTAATGGCATAGGTAGACAATTTGAAAAGATTATTAATTACAGTGTATATAAACCTATAGTTAAAGATGTTAAGTTTAAGTATCTATTTTTAGGTACAAATGAAAGTTATTACACTGAACTAAAGAAACATATTCACAAATACCAAAATCATGGTATATTGGCATACAAAGATAAGTACATAGATCATAATCTAAATCACATATTTGTACCTGTAAAAAATTTACTAGGTATGTTTGATACTTACGTTTACACTAAACATACATTTGATCCGGCACCAAGATTAATGCAAGAGTGTCGTTTCTTCGGAATGAACTTTGTATATGTAAGAGATAAAAATATTAAAGACGCAGGACCTGTTTACTACAAAAGACCTGCCAACTGTCTTACTGATCCAGTTAATAGACCAAACATAGAAGTAATTATAAAGGCAATGAATGACATACTTTAAAACTAGAACAACAATAAACGTAGACTCTTCCCATAGATGTCCTCTTGAATGTCCTAATTGTCAAAGACAAACTGCTTTTACATTTAGAGGTAAAGTACCTCATGGTCGTGACTTGACAATGATAGAAATAGAAAAACTAGCAATACACTTTAAGTCTTTTACTTTCTGTGGTCAGTTATCTGACCCTATACACCACCCTAAATTTCCTCAAATACTACAAAGACTACATGATCTTGAAATACCTGAAGTTTTAGTACACAATGCCTCTACAGCAAAACCTATGGCATGGTATATTAAATCTTGGAAAGCAAATCCAAATGCTCTATGGACTTTTGCGTGTGATGGTTTACCAAAAGATAGCCACAAGTATAGAAAAAACCAAGATGGAGAAAAAATGTTTGAGATAATGAAGGAGTCTGTTAAACATTTAAAAGTAATACCAATATGGCAATACATAATATTTAACTATAACGAAAATGATATAGAAGAAGCTAAGAACATGGCCAATAGTAATGGAATAGATTTTCTACTAACACAATCTTCCAGATGGAAAGATAGAGACGGAAAACCTGATCCATTTAGACCGACAGGTAAATATAAACAAACATTAAAAGATAAATTAGAAGGTAGAAGGAAATATGAAGAATATTAAATTAAGACCTCGTTGTCTTCCTAATCCAGACGACCCTAATTACATATCTATGCCATTGGCAATAAACAATAGAGGTTACATATTACCTTGTTGTTGGTGTGACGAAAGGGCAGTTACTAATAGTGAAAGATTTAAAAAGATATATGATGTAAGTAAACTTGAAAATTTTGATACAGTTGAACAATTAATGGATCAACCAGAATGGAAAGAATTTGAAAATGATTTAGTTAGAGCTAGAGACGTAGGAGATAATCTTAATAAGATCAATGGTGTATGTATTCACCACTGTAAGGTAAGAGAAAAGGAAGATAAGATAAAGGTAGAAACAACATATAGAGACGGAAAAGAATTAAAAAAAGATACAAAGTAATGTCATTTAAAAAAAATAGTAGATTAAATTTAGATGTGACACATAGATGTCCTTTAGAATGTCCTAACTGCCAAAGACAAACATCGTTTACCAACTATGGTTTGGTACCCCATGGACGTGATCTAAGCGCTGTTGAGATAGACATGATAGCAAAACATTTTAAAGAAGTTGCATTTTGTGGACAGTTATCGGATCCAGTACATCACCCTAAATTTAATGATATAATGTCTCAACTAAAAGATGTGCCAGAGGTATTTGTTCATAATGCAGCTACAGCTAAACCTATGTCATGGTATATTAAATCTTGGCAGGCAAATCCTAAAGCAGTATGGATATTCGCCTGTGATGGTCTACCTAAAGACAGTCATAAATACAGGAAGAATCAAGATGGTGTTAAGATGTTTGAGATAATGAAAGAGGCGACTAAACATTTATTAAGTACACCTGTATGGCAATGTATTAGATTTAGTTATAATGAAAACGATATTGAGACTTGTAAAAAAATGGCAAATAATAACGGAATAAATTTTATGTTAACAGAATCATCAAGATGGTTAACAAATGATGATCCTCTTAAACCTACAAAAGCATTAATATCAAAAAACGCAGTATATGAAATTAAATCCTAAATGTTTACCTATAAATGGTGAGAAACCAATGCCTTTGGCAATAGACAATAGAGGTCACTTATTACCATGTTGTTGGTGTGATCACCCGAAGACTACAAAGAGTGAACTATTTAAAGAAATTTACTCTATTAGTAAACTTAAAGATTATAAAAGTATAGACAATATACTAGACACTAAACAATGGCAAGCTTTTGAAGATGATCTAGTCCAGGCTAGAGATAAAGGAGACAATTTAGAAAAAATCAATCAAACTTGTTTACACCATTGCCAAGCAAGGGCTAAAGATGATAAGATAAAGGTTGAAACTGTTTATGAAAATGGAGTAAAGAAAATGGTAGAGGAGAAATAATGGACGCATGGAAATATGAATATGCTGAAGACAAAGAGAATTATACTAAACTCTTTGATGAATGCATGAAAGAAAATCAGGAACAAAACATAGAGTTTCTGGAAAAAACAGTTACAGATATAGTAGGTAGAAAATATGCCGTAGCATGTCAAAATGGTACAGACGCCTTAATGTTTTCTCTAAAATGTCTAGGTATAAAACCAGGCGATGAAGTAATAACAACCAACTTCTCTTGGATATCAACAGCGTCTTGTATATCTATGGTAGGTGCAACACCTGTATTTTGTGATATAGACCCATACTCTTATCATATGACTCTTGATAGTATTAAAAAAATGTATTCAGATAAAGTAAAAGCAATTATCTATCCACATTTGTTTGGCAGTATGACAGATATAGCAGAAATATTAAAATTTTGTAAAGAGAAAAATATATACTTTGTAGAAGACGCAGCTCAGGCCATAGGTTCAGGTCTTAATGGTGTAAAAGCAGGTACACAAGGAGATTTTAGTACTATAAGTTTCAATGCAAACAAAACTATTGGTGGTATTGCTGGTGGTGGAATTGTATTAACAGATAATAAAGAACATGCTGATATGTGTATCAAGTTAAGAAAACACGGTAACCATGAGATACTAGGATATAATTCTAAAATGTTATTCTTTAATGCAAAATTTATTGATTATAGATTAAAAAAATTAGATCAGTATATTGAGGCTAAACAAATAATAGCAAAAAAATATGATGATGAACTAAAAGGTTATGTAGCTGTACAAGAAACAACAAATGGTCTGAATCATACATATCATAAATACGTTATAAGATTTGATGAAGGAGATCCAGTTGAAGCTAATGAGGCAAGAGATAGAATAAAAGGAAAACTAGGTGCTAATATTCATTATGAAAAACTTATTTCGGAAAGACCTATGTATAAAAACATAGAACATAGAAGTGATAACTGTAAAAATAGTAAACTAGTTAGTAGCTCTGTATTAACATTACCAATACACCCATTTATGAAAGATGAAGAAGTAAAAGATGTATGCAATACAATATTAAATAACCTATGATTGAAATAATAGCAAACACAGAATTAGATCAAATTAGTTATATTGACAGTAACGAAAATCCTGTTCCTATAACCGATCATAATCTTATTAAAACTTGTCAAATGATGAAAAGAGCATTAGGTACTAGTGACATCTTTGACGAAACATTAATTGACAAAGAACATGAACCAGTGTATGAGTATATTGTTGAGAAGACTTACTTAATGCCTGAATATGATTACGGTCCTTTGAACTTTAAAGAAGAACCTAAACATAAACTTAAAATAGCATTTAACAAATTATTCTATGAAAAAATTAATAGTTAGTGGAGATAGTTGTACAGACCTAGCATTTAGGTCTATATGTCACCCTACATGGGACTTTTCATGGCCAAAATGGCCTGAACTTCTTGCAAAACATTTAGGTATGGAACTTGTTTGCGTTGCGAAAAGTGGAGCAGGTAATCAATACATTCACGATACTATATTAGATGAGATAGTAAAAACACCTAAAGAAGAAATAGGATTAGTTATAGCTGCTTGGTCACAATCATTTAGAAAAGATTGGCAAACAGGCTGGCTAGGCAGTTGGCACTCTAAAAGAACTGATCAAGATGGAGACTTGTTAGGTTGGGTAACTAAAAGTTTAAGAACATATTTAAGTTTTCAGATGATGTGTGAAAACTACAACCTACCATATTATCATTTTCAAATGGGTGATCTGTTTGAATCATATTTAAAAGGATTAAAACCTACAGAATCGGATAGATTACTTCATAATATGACAAACGAGGATAGAATGAAATATCCAGGTGATCCACTTAAAGATGAGGAAAAATTATTAGAAATAATAGGCAAGTATAATAAACATATAAATAACTTTATAGGTTGGCCTGGTTTACAAGAAAAATATGATAGACTAGGTGGTTTTAACATGATCGGTCATGTTTTAGGTAGAGACGGAATACAAATGGAAGAAAGAGGCCTTATAGTATCTGACCAAGATGACCACCCTAACGAAAAAGGACATCAAGCAATAACCAACCTCTTAATAGGAGAAATAAATGTCAAAAATATATGAAACGTTTTTAAAACGTAAACATGTAATAGAATACGATAAGGATAATATACCAGATAAAAAAGTTATAGAAGATTGTCTCTGGAAAGCCTGGCATATGACACCCTCAAAACAAAATTACTATCCCTACAAAGTAAATATATTAGGTCCAGAATCAAAGTTTGATGATGAAAAACTTAAAGTATGGGATAAGGCAATGCATAACCACCATAATGTGGAAGAAAGAGCATTATCAAAAGGTCAGATAGATCAATCACCTAAAAAAGTAAATAAAACATATCAACATTTATCAGACGCTCCTTATGTAATAGTTATTACGTCTAGAGTTGTTGAACCAGGAAAAACAAATGCATGGAATCAAAAATGTATTGCTGAAGATGGTCACTTTAGTGAACCAGAATTTGAAGATCAAATAAACAACCTAGCACAAGCAACAAGTGTTGAAGTAGGATTGTTTGTAGCTTCTCTTACAGGATTACTAGTAGAGAAAGGTATTGATATTACATATACACAATGTTTTCCTAAAGATGTAGAAAAATGGCATGATCTAGATTTTGTTACAACTTTACCACTTCTAACTTGTTCTATGGGACATGGAAAATATTATAAGAAACAGTGGATGGAAGAAAATGGTCCTGATACTGAAAACGGTAAAAGTAATTGGGATATGGACAGAAAAGCAGACTTTAAAGATGTAATAAATTGGGTTGAAGATACATCTGGAACTACAGACGAAAATAAAACTGAAATGAAAAGAAGATTAAACATTAGTAAACAAGATTTAAATATAGGAATAAATGACTAAATCTCCAGTATACAAAGCACTTAATAAGAGACAACAAGTTTGGTTGTACGATAGAGAAAAATGGCCAACTAAAGAAGAAGTAAACTCTGTTATTAAAGAAGCTTATGAAGTAACTCCTTCTAAACAACAGTTTATGCCTTATAAGATAAACATTATAGGTCCAGGAGATGAAAATCAATCAGAAAAAATTAAGATATGGAATAAAGCAGTATTTAATCACCATGCAACCGAAGATAGGGCCATGAGAGAGGGTAAGATAAAAGATTCAATACATTTAGTAAATAGAAACTATCAACATATAATAAGTGCTCCATATGTTTTGGTATTTGAATCAAGACTTTGTGAGAACAATAAATTTAATCAATGGGGTGTAGATAATGATAGTCACTTTACGGAACAAACTATTGAAAGTGAATTAAGCGAAATAGACAGTTTAATTTCTTTTGAATGTGGATTATTTTCTCAATCATTAGTTGGCCTGGCATTAGAAAAAGGTATAGACGTTTCATTTACTTCTTGTTTTCCTAAAAATCCATCTAGATGGCAAGATACTACTTATGTTAATAGAACACCACACATGATAGTTACACTAGGTTATGGTTCCTATTACAGAATGGATTTTATGAAAAGAACTAATCAAGTACAAGATGATCATAAACCACCATATGAAGATATGATAAATTGGGTTGATGTGACAAAACAGCCAGCAGACAGTAAGACATTTAAAAATGCAAAGGATATGTGGCATTATGATGATAAAAAGTTTACAGAAATGGTAATAGAAAAATCTCTTGGTGGTGAACTAGAGATAAATAGACAGTTAGAAGAAGACAAAAATGAAATTTGATTTAACATATGCACAAAAGAACTACTTAGCTGTAGATTTCTTTCTATCAATGTCTTGTAATAAAGATTGTCACTACTGTACAAGTTATACTCTAGAAATGAGAAACTTAACAGTAGATTTAGATTTTTTAAGAGAAACGTTAGAAAGTTTAAAGAATTATAAGACTAGAATATGTTTACTTGGTGGAGAGCCAGGTCTAATTAAGAACTTGCGTGAAGTGATTGCAATGGTAAAAGAATACCCTAATTTTATTTGCCAAGTTTTATCTAACTCTTTTATAAGAAAAAGATACCCAGAGATACTAAAAGACCCAGATATTTTATATGTAGAACATTTAACGTTAGATTTTTATCCAGATGAGATAAAGAAATTAGGTAACTATGACTATCTAGAACCAAATGATATGAATAACTATAACGTAGTACTTAAAACACCTAATTACTTTAAATACATAGCAAACTATCCAGAATTTAAAAAGAAACTAGAACATAAAAATACTATGTTCAAAGCATTTAATGGTAGAACACCAACTAAAGGTGATGTAGAAGAAGTACATAAACAAGCAGCTGAAATAGATCGTAAAATGTGTGCCGCTTTTCCAATGGTACCAGTAATAAACTTTGAAACAAAAACTATAGTACACTGTAGTAAAAAGTTTGCTAACAATCTTGAACTATCTAGATCGTTTC